AGTAATATTAGTAAGATCATTAAAAGATACATTTTTTAATGAAACTAAATTTGCAAATGAACTAGATAAGTCAGTTAATAATCCTATATTGACTCCAGTGAAACTAACTAAATTTTTACAAAAAGCCAAAGAAGCGGTTGTATTACCAAGAGTTAAACCTGTTAAACTTGGGCAAGATAAAGCTATTTCTAATATAGGAGATGAATCGGGAAATGTAGATCCTGCTTGTGCATACTTTTGGTTAAAGTTTACACTTGTTATATTTTGACCAGCTTGAGGAGTAATGACTACAACTGCCATTTTATAACCATCACTTGCAACGGTGGCATTTAAATCTGGGTCGGTATAAGAGTATTCATGTTGAGCTTTAACACCAGATGCAACATTTTCTGTTACACCATCACCCCAATCAACTGTATATGCTCCAGATATTGTAAAAGCGAGAAAGTTAGATTGTTGCGGAAACACTGGCATCAACAAAGCTATTTTTTGCTCTGAAGATATTATAGTCGGCATTGTCAACCAATCAGCAGGACGAACCCATGGAGACGGTGTGGCTGGAGTTGCTGCTGCTGTTGGTTGTTTTATACGCAGTCGATCAAATCTATCCTTTTTAAAAAAAGAAGACTTACGTGAGACTAACGGTCCAACTTTATTTCCGTAACGAATACTCATATTAACTTATCCTATTTACATAGCCAAAAACATTAATGCCACTCAATACACTAGCATTTCCATATATAGAAGATCCCGTAGTTCCATCTCCTTGTAAAATTAAACCAGGGCAGATTAATGTATTTCCAGCATAAGCCTCAATAACACCTTCAAATAAAATATCAGTTGAAAAATCTGTACCTCCATATAATAAATTAAACATTATATCTGATGTTGTAGAGTTTGTAGCGTATAACCACACCTCATCAACTACACTTGATGATGCTTGTGTTGTGTGTATTGTTGTAGTGTTAGCACCACTGGCAGCTATAACAATAGACTTGCCATTTGTGCTTTGTGATAATAATTGCTTTGTATATGTTGCCATGATTTTATTTATTTTTTTTATAAAAAGATTGAAAGACCTATAATTGTATTTGAGTCATCAGGACCTAAACTCCATGTAGCACTTAAAGCGTTTACCATACTATAAGTACTATTCCAGTTATTAGAATTACCACCAGAACTCCAAATTGTATTGGAAGCGCTAATTTGACCATTAACCGTAAAATCAACATTAGGTGTACTAGTCTTTACGCCGACATTGGGGAATGCGCCGTTACTACCGCCAACGTGTAATACTTCAAGCCCTGTATCTATATCATTGAAAGAAGCTATATCACCAAGGCCGCTATTACCTACCCACACTGCTGGACCCTCACCTATATGAACAACACTTAATGCACTTGTAACAGAGAATATCGTATTGTTAAATGTTGTAGTGCCAGTAGCGGTAAGATTACCGTAAATTGTTACATTACTGTTGAAGCGTGTACTTCCAGTAATTATACCTCCTGATAAATTTAAAAAATTATTATTTACAAAATCATAAGTTGCGAAATTTGAAGTTCCCCCAATTGTAAATAATGTAGCTATATCAACACCACCACTTAATATTTGACCATTGATATTCAATGATCCGTTCATGGTTCCACCATCTGCAAATTGTTGAGCTACAGTACCTCCACCGCCGCCATGATATGCTGTATATTTTCTAAGAGAGATTATCTCATTTGAGATTTTATTTGATATTTCTTTCTGGAGATCGCTTTTTATTGAATTAATATCAATTTCTTTCTTTTCCCCAGTTTTTTTATTTTCAACAATATATTCTATTGCTTTATTTTCTTTAATGGATTTGATTTCTTTTAAGAGATTATCTCTGCTTTCGTTTATCAATCCAATGAAATACTGTCTGTTTTCGTCTGAAAGATCTATAAGTTTATTTTCAACAACGTCAAGTTTTTCATTGTAATATGTTGTTATGCTATCTTCGTTTTCTTCGATCTTTTCATCAATTATTTTTATGATGTTCTCTTTTAATTCTTTTTGAGTTTCATCAATTTTATTTTCAATATATGTTATTGATTTTTTATTTGATGATACGCTTTTTGAAATTAAATCGTGTAATTCAATTGATTCTTTTTGTACTGATAAAATTTCAGTTTCTAACTTATCTTCGACATTTTTTAAATCAACGCTGGTTGCTTTTTCAGAAAGAGCCAAATCAAAATCATTTTTTATATTTTCAAAAGAAACTTCTGATTGTTGTGAAATTTTATCAATACCATCGTTGATGACTTTGATAACCTGATTATTATAAATTTCTGTTATTAATTCTTTTATTTTATTTTCAAATATTTTTTCGGTATTTGAAAAATCTTCTTCAATTAATTTCTTAAAATCATCAGAAATGATTTCTAATTTCAAATCAATTGATTCATAAATTTCAGAATTATTAATATTCAATCTATCAAATAATTCTTTTTTAATTTTATCTGATACATCGACAAATTCTTCAAACCATGATTGCTTAGAAGATTCCAATAAAGATTTTAATTCTTTTTTATTTTCTTCTTTTTGCTGTTCTAGAATTTTTAACTGGTTTTTATTATATTCATCAGTTTGCTGTTTTGCAGTTTTTTTAACATTTTCTATATATTCCAGAATTTTATTTTTCTTTTCTTGAATATCTATGAGTTCTTTTTCAAACGATTCTTTGGAATATTCTTCAACCTCATCAAATTCTTCAGTTATCGCTGGAATATTTTCTTCTACAGATTCTTGAATCAATTCATTTTGTTCATTGAACACTATTTGAAATTTACCTTCGTTTAATATAAATGGGTATTCTTTTTTAATCCCGTCGATTTCCACGGGTATTTTTACAATAGGTTTTTTTTCATATTCTCCTATTTTTTCAGAAATGAATTTTTTACCATTTATTGATATTTCATAAACATCAAAAAATACTTCTTCATAATTTTCTATTTGAAGAATATTTTTATCCCCCGATGTGGAGATAAAATTGACATTTTCCGTAAAAATCCTCATTTATCTTATTTATTAAAAGAATTTTTAATTCAATTCCTTCTCTGTTAAAATAAGGAACTTCCATCCTTTACTTTCACAAAATTTTCTAGCTGCTGGCCATTTACCTTCGTGATTTATGATCCATTGTGTTTGTTCATACAGCAAACTACTTTTTCGTTTTCCCTGCTTCGCTTCTGGTTTTAAAGTCTGTTTGTGTGGTTTTATTTCCACTAAATATTTCACTAATTTAGTTCCTTCCATTATTTCAACATAATTATCCACATAATACTTGTGCCACTTTCCATCAATTTTTGAAACGTAAGGTATTATTATATTTTCACTTCCCCATTTTATAACATTACTATTATTGTCACAAAACATAAAAAACTTACATTCTAAACCACTACGATAAATTGCAGTAGTTCCAATAAATTTTTTAGGATTTTTTGGTTTGTAAATTCCTTGACGGAATCTTTTGTCTCTTTTTAAAGGAAGCATATTATCCAACTAGTAGCGAGACAGGTGCAAAATCTCCGTATCCACCTTCGACCAACATTGTTTCCAATGCTTCTTTTTCTCTGATACCTTCTGCGAGAATAGTATCACCGTTGAAATTTCCACCACCAAGTAATGAAACTCCTGTTATTTTTGTAAGGATTCTTCCCCACATTACTTTAGCTAATGCTACACTGTATTCCAATACCCATTTTTCTTTGATTATGTCTCTTATTGGTCTTTCAACATAACAAGAAATTACACCATAGAATCTTGTATTTTTTGGTTGCGGATAGAATTTTAGATATTGTGTTCTTGCATCAAAATGTATATCTCTACGAATTGCTAAAAGCTTTTCTCTTGTTTCAATCCAATCTTTCATAGTATGCCATGAAAGTAAATCAAAACCATAATTACCCATAGCATAACTAAAATATGTTTGTTGTGCAAGTGTTTGTTCTAAGGTGAATAATGTATTTATACCTTGATTGCTTCCTTCTTCAAAATCAGTAACAGACATTACTTTTCTATAATCCATCACATCATAATCAAACATGTTATTGTATTGAGTTGCATTTTCTATGTTTTGACATTGAGAAGATATCTTTCTTTGAGGAGACATTTTAAAATGCGCACTCAGCTGAGGATTGTATGATATAAATTGATTATATATTTCAGAGTTAATTATTTGCATTTCGTAAATTCCATCTGATGCAACTGCAGAACTCAATGCACTACTCGCTGAAAAATAAGATTGTGGAATTGAAGATAATGATACATACAATGCTTCTGGAATATCAACAGTAAAATCTGGATTTGATCTATTTGGTTGTTGTAATTTTTGACTCAATGTAAATCCAGTATTTGCAACTGTAAATAAATGATCAAGCCTTATACCTTTGTTTGATTCGTATAAATTACTATCAAATATCAAATATTCTTGAGTGTAACCAGCATACTTTGTAAAAAACTCAACTGCCATTGAAATAGAATCATATAATTGATCAGGATGAATTTCTACATTTATAATTGGATGTCCCAACATTCTCATGATACGCTCTCCCAATTGCTGAAAACATTCTATCTTTGAATTTAAATTCGTTGACATGAATGCTGATATCGGACTTATTTGGCACAATTGAGACATAAATGTATTTAATCTATTGCTTTAATTAAATAATATTGTGGCAATAACCGATAATAATGGAACTTTCTATTTTCCGATATCTTGCGGAGTTCTTAGTCAAATAGGTATCGATTTACAAGCAAATAATGGTTCCAGATATTATTATCTCTCAGCCAATGATTTTATTTTATGGGGACAATCAACCAGATATAATCATGTATCTTCAAACAATGGAACAACGTATTATTTTTATCAATGTGTTGATGCCAGCACACCAGGATTTAATTTCGCATCAAATAATGGAACTGGATTTTATTATTCATCCTCATTCAATTGTGTAAAATTTTGTAGTTAAGCTGGGGTTCCTTCTCCAGGTGGTGGTTCTGTATTAGTTTCTCCTCCAAATGGTTCTTCTTGAGGAGGTGGTGCTCCTGTCTCTCCACCAATTGCCGCTGGACCTCCTCCAAAATCAGGAGGCATTCCACCACCAATACCGCCGCCCATTTCTGGAGCTTCTCCAGCCGCCGCTGGTTCTGCAGCACCTTGTAATAATTGTGCTTTCCAATTTGGTCCAGCTGATGAAATTTGTTGAAGTTCCCAAGTAAATGCAGCATCAGATCGTCTAAATTCTCTATCAGCCAACACATCTTTATCACTCCAGCCCAAATATTTTTTCTTTGCAAAAGTGTCAGAAATATTTTGTGTATTCATAACACTACCATACATTTCAACTTTCAATTGTTTCTTTTGATTTTCTCTCATTTCGAAAAATGTTCCAGGTGGAACAAAAGAAATATCGATGTTTTGTTCTTCGACATCATATTCGTCGAACATTCCACGAAGTTTGATGTGAGTAATAAATCCTTTTTTAATAGCTGCTGCAAATTTTTGTTGTTGGCGAACTATCATTTTTGCAAATTTCAATTCTTCATTTAAAATTTGAGAACCGTCTGATAATCCGCTATCATCTTTCAATCTACTTGTTGGTACTTTTAAAGAACGATAAAGCTTTCTAAGGAACCAATCCAAAACATCTAAATTGCCATCGCTTGGTTGTCCTCCGAAAGTTTGAACTGATGTAGCTTCTTGACCTTGACGTTTTGCAAACCAATAACTATCCAACATTGACTGTGGATTATATTTTTTAACAATATCATTTTGATCAGAATCAAATGTTTTTGTAGACCAATATTGTTGTTGTAATTTACGAAGATATGATTCTGCTTGTGGAACTGGCATTCTACCAACGTCCACATTAAACATAAAACGAAGAGGAGCGTGTACTAATCTATGTATAACAACACTATCTTCAATCATTGATAATTGACGATATGCGCGTCTGCAATTTTCAACAAATGGAACTACAAATTCTTTTGTTTCATTGTAAGCTTCGTTGTTGACATATATAATTTGATTTTCTTCAAATGGTATATATTCAAATCTTTCAACTTTTTTCGGATCGTTTGGATCAAAAACAGGTTTTTTATATAAAAATCCTTTAATCAACATGTTTTGTATATTAGCATATACAGGATCTATATTATCGGCTGGTAAATTTTGAACAGCTAAAATGCCTTGTTTTGTATAATCTTCGTGGATTATATTTTCAAAATACAGTTCACCTTCTATTAAGAATTGTCTAAAATATCTCCATCCTTTATTTTTAAAATCAAAATGATCTATAAATTTATCAAATTCGTCGGCTATTTTTTCTTTTTCAATAGACTTTAAATTATCATTTACAAATAAAAGTTTCAATATATTTGAATTTTCATCATAATTTACACACTCGTCGCAAATTTCATCTAATGCATCTGAAACTTCAGAATATGCAGCTATTGATCTATAATCTCTTAATCTTCCTGGTTTATCTTCTGAAACGGTTGCATACATCACATCACCGAATGATGAATCTTTATGCATCATTCCATATGCAGTGTTATTAAAATCGTTGCTTAATGCTATTGAATTTTTGGAAATTGCTTCCGCTCTTCGCATTCCAACCTTTTTGAAATACTTGTATTTTGTATTTTTATTTTCGTCAGAATCTAAAATATCATAAGAATTTGTACTTCTTGAATTCAAATAAGAAGTCATGGATCTGTCAAAAGTTGCACTTCTCCCATCTCTGGATACAAAATTTCTATTTGAATTTGCTGTTGTGGAACTGTCAGACCCTGCCATATATCTTATTTAGGCTAAATTACTAAATATCAATTCCGAATTATACTAATAAAAATAGTTTATCATCTATTCGCAATCTGCTCTATAGTGTAATATGTTGGTTTCATATTAGTAGTAATACCCGCTAATTGATCTGCTTTGTCTATTAAGTAGTTTATAGCTCCCGAAAGTGCTGAAACAATAGCACCTCTACCTGTAAAGGAAAAAGTAATGCTATAAACATAAAGTTTATCATTACAGAATAATAAATGAGAATTGCCACTGTCACCGTCCCAAATAGTATACCCTGATCCTCCAGCTCCCATCACATCCCAATTTAAAAACGGGTTTGCGCTTTGAGATTCCCATGCTGTGGTCATATTTAAAAAGTTAGTTGAACTTATAGTCATCTGAATATCGCTCGCACTAACCGCATTTGGATTTGATGACCCAGTAGATCTACCTGGAGCTTGCGTACACAAAAGTGTAGGTATAAATTGTTGATTTAATATTTCTCTTTCTGTTGGAGTAATCGCTGCTATCGGCATTACATGAATACCAGATAAAGATACATCTCTATCAAGTACAACAATACCAATATCTGTATATAGACTATCTACTGAGGAGAGCGATGCTATTGGAAAATCATTTTTATACGTTGTACTATCAGAAGATGCTAATGGCGCTGCTGAAATAACAGTATTGTCTGATCTTACAAATCTTACTCTGTCAGTTCTAGGAAAAGCATGTTGAACATATAATAAGTGTCTTGGTGTTATTAGAGTACCGCCGTATGAAAATACAGCTTCTCCCAATTTTTGAACAACAAGAGCTGTTAATTGATCTGTTAAATCAGCACACCAAAGATTTGGATTTCTTATAAAGGTATTAGTTGTTCGGTTGTAAGTTGTAAATACATTTCTTGTAGATGTTAATGGAGTGACGCTTGTAAGTCTTGATCGTAGCGATGATGTTGATTTTAAACCAAAATCTAATATATTTGAATTTACATATACATTAAATTCACTAGATGCAGATAAAGATGATAAGTTTTTATAAGAGATGCCTAGTGGTTGATAGCGTATATATTGGTTGTTGGCTGTTAGAGTTATGGTTTTTGAATTAATGTAATTTGTATTGTTTAGAAGCCATCTATCAACACCAGAAATGGGTTGAATTTCCGAAGAAAAATTTACAAACCAGTTATCATAATTTGCGCTAAAGGCAGAAAAGGTGGTGTTTAATGGAGCTAGATTACAAAAAATATTATTGACTACTATATCTGGCGCGTATTCAACACCAAGAGAAAAACCTAGTGCAGTATCTTTATATAAATTCGAATTATAAATCCATGATACTTGAGGTGTTGTTTTTAATCTAATATTAAATCCATTTCTTTTAAAATATATTGCTGAAGATGGAGTTGAAGATAATGTAATTGAAGTATTTTTTTTAGTTGCTATTTCTACCCACTTTATACCCTGAGCTTGATTTATAGCTGTTAACGCTGGTATTTCCGTAAAAAAATTCGAACTTGTAGGAGCAGAAAATGTTATATTTTGCAGGTCTGTTAAAAAGCTATTTGTATAATTATTATACCAACCTCCATATATATTTAAATTGTTTGGATATTTCCATCTTGGTCTAGAAGCCTGTATAAGATCATCATTAAATCCTGTATATAAATTATCTGTTTTTTGCGAATAGGTTTTAAATACTTTCGCATTACCACGTGAAGTTGCAAATGGACCACCTACAATAAATGTATCACCAGAACCATTCATCTTAATTTTATTAAATTCACCGTTATTTGTGTTAGAATCTAAAGTTAATCCTTCTTGCACCCAAGTGTTTAAATTGTTGTAAGAACTTAATTGATATAATCTCAAGCAACTTTGATATCCACTATCAGATACATAAAGATTTGAAGTCACTGCTATTTTATCTCCAGCATCATTAATAGATATTTCATTACCAAAACTCTCATTAGTCTGCTGCCCAGTTATAAACTGGCCTACCTGTAACCAATTATTACCACTTAATTCATAAACACTTACTAATCCATTACCACTTTGATTAGAACCTATAGCTATCCTATCACCACTATAATTCATTGATATACCACCGATACCGAAGTATCCATACTCTTCTGCAATACCTGTTATATCTTGCCCTACTTGAACCCAAGTATAATTGCCACTATATGCGCTTAAATTAAAAACCTTAACTATTCCAGAATTATTAAAGCCGTTAACTGCGCGGTAAGGGAAGGATACAGCTATTCTATCACCTGCGTTATTTAAGGACACGTTTGTTCCTGCACTATCTCCACTTTCACCGTCTATATTTTGTCCAATTTGCACCCAAGAATTATTAACATCGAATGAACTTAATTGATATATTTTTACGCGACCAGAACTAGAACCATAACTATCATTAAAAGGTGTACCCGTTGCTAATATATTCCCTTCACCATTCAAATCTATTGTAGATCCAAATTGATCTGCCGCAGCTTCCCCGTCGATATCTTGACCCAACCGAACCCAGGAATTATTACTACCAAATGTACTTAATTGATATACTCTCACATGTCCACTATCAACTCCACCAATATTATCATTCCCCCTTGCTCCTATAGCTACTCTATCACCAATATTGTTTAAAGAAACAGAAAAACCACTGAAATCTCCCGATGCCTCACCATCAATAGTTTGCCCTATTTGACCCCAAGACCCATTACCAGAATAAGAAGTAAGTCTAAATATTCTGGTATATCCGATATCTGTTGTTCTACCATTTGAAGCTCCTACAGCAACAACATCACCCTCAGTATTAATTGATACAGCATCACCCTGTCTATCGAGAAAAAACAATCCAGTGAAAGTGGTACCGACTTGTCTTACAGCGGTATTAGCTAACCATCCAATGCTTTTTCTTAAATCACTTTCATTAAAAATAATATTACCACTATAGGATGTTTCTGACAATAATTCAGGAACTCCTATTCTATAATCTTTTAAAAACTTGTATCTAGAAGCTGTTGATATTCTCATATTAAATTATATCCCAGTTATCTGTTCCAACACAAACTATTTGAGCAGAAGCATATTGATCTAATATATTAGCACTCAAGTCTGCAAAATAACTTAATGATACTGTAGGTCCGCTTGATATGGTTAAGCTGCTTGAACTTGTGTTTCTAATTACAAACGTACTACCAACCTGAAACGAAACATCAGATGAATTAGGTATGATAATAGTATGAGGAGAACTATGAAATTTTCTTATGTAAGCTCCTAAATTAGATAATTGTAATGTATAAGTATCTCCACTGAGACTAAGAACGTTTATAAGAGATCCATCTATTCTAGCTACAGATTCAGAAAGTGCGTTGAAACTTTGAATAGTTGGAACTTCCGATACACTAGGAACATTTAATACATTTCTAGATCCAGAAGCGCTTGAACTTCTTAAAAGATCATCAATATGTTGGCTTACTACAATATCTGACATAATTATATTTAAGGTCTAATATATGTATTTGCACTGTTTGGTTGATAATATGTACTAATCAAATCTGGTTGAATATACATATTTTTATTATTAATGTCATCTATAGAAAATTTATATTTGGAAGATGTCCATCCAGCACTGTTGGCAGTTACTATAGTAAAATCTCCAGATGATCCTGATAAAAAGTTTTCTGGAATTGAAATAGTTACATTATTATCTGTATAAGTAGTTATTAAATTCTCAGGAATTTTATAAGCTGATATGATTGGGAACTTGGCAGTTTTAATTTCTACAAAGTCTAATAAAAACTCCTGTTTTGAAGAACTCAAATACCAAGTATTATTATACCCAAATCTCTTTCCTAATATCAAGAAATTATTTCTTACTGTATAATTAAATCTTGCAGGTGCTAATAAGGGTATTATATCACCAGATACAGAATAATAAAAATTAGTAAATTCTGGATATGCCGATACCATAACAGTATCCGATTCAACATATGACGCAGATAACGATGGATAATCGTCGTATCCTGTTACTCTTGATGCTAAATTTTGATTTATAAATTTAGTATTGACAACATAAATGGGAGCTTCTGGATTTTGTAAAGATGGAAAAAGCCAACCTTTGATAGTGAAAGTTGTATCAGCACTTATTCTATATTTGTCATCTATTCCTAATGTTGTTGGAGTTGTATATGAAATATTTCCAGCCCATTCGATTTGAACTCTCAATTCATCAGTAAAATCTAATCCAAATTCTTCTGGAATTTTCCAAGAAACAACAAAATAGGGATTGCAAACGGTTGCAAAATTTTGAATAATTTGATCAATATCTTCTTTATATTTTGCAATTATAGATACTTTGACATCCATAGTTACAGGTATAGGCATTGGAATTTTACCAACTTTTGAAACATTTCCTAATAATGGTCTATAGATATTTTGATGTTTGTGAACTACTCTATCTGGATCTCTCGATAATCCAGTTTGTTCTATTGAAACCACTGGTAATGTGAGATTTTTCTCTTTTGTTACTATGTCATGGATTACTCGTTGTTTTGGACCATGAATATATCTAACTTGAATTTTAGATTCTGGCGTTTTGGTATTGAAATCATATCTATATACAAACGTATCATCGAATGCTGATGTAAAAAGCATCAATAAATCTAACTGCTCACGATGATAAGAATATTTAATCACTAAAATTATTTAAGATTTTCATCCATTATTGAAGCCTGTCTAAAAAGTATTTGGGTAATTTTTTCTTATTTTTAGCAATAGTATCAAATATACTACCATCTAAAATATAAGTAATGCATTCATCCGCTGTAGATCTTACTCCTCTTCCACAGGCTTGAACTAAATTACACAACATTTTATTAGAATACCAATTTTTATCAATTTTCATCATTCTTTCAACTCTTGGATCTTTTGTAGGCAACCAAGGAGCCTTTAATACAATTTGAAATTTGGCTAAATCTCCTTTCAAATCTACACCATATGTCATGGATGGTGATACCAACACTGTAGGTTTTGAAGTTTTAACATGTTTTTCTAAAATAATATCATTAGATATCCCAAGTTCTCTACATAAAAATCTATCGGTATTTACATTATCTCTAATATAATCAGATATAAATTGAGTATGGGTGTGAATAATTCCTTTTTCTTCTTTATGTTCTTCTAAAATGCCTTCAATTTGTTTACAAATTTTTGGCAATAATGATTTAAGATTACTATAATTTATTTTTTGTGTCGCTAAAATATAAATAGGTGATTTTTCAGAATCAAAAATAGAATCTACTTCAATATATGAATGTTTTGCAATTCCCAACGTATTACAAAAATTAACAGGGTCGATTATAGTAGCACTTAAAAGTATCACATGATCCGCATTATCAAACAAATATTTACTCAATTTATCAATTTTAAGAGGTATGAATTTTAAAATAGAATCGCCGTGTTCGATTATATATTGACTATCATAATAAGTTTCAATTAATAATTCTATACTTTTAGAAATATTTAAAAGTTTAGAATATTCGGATTTCTTTTTATGAAATTCTGAATTTTTAGTTTTTTTGTTTTTAAAATAATCCAAATATAAATCAATGTTTATTTTTATTTCGGATAATAAATTACCAAGCCAAGACAACACATTGATGGCTTTTTCTTCAGATGGAAAAGCTGATATTTTAATTGATGTTTTCTTTAAAAAGATTAAATCAATTTCGCATGTAAATTGATTTACCAATTGTTCTTCTAGCTCTGATGCCTCATCTAATACTAATATTTTTCTTTTCTTTAAATGATCAGGTAATGAAAAATACATACTATAATTCAAAGTTGCAAATTCACTTTTGAGCATTTTATTTCTATCGTTGTAATAACTACATCTATTACAACTCCAGCATTCTTTTTTTAATGTTGGTATATATATACAAGGAGCCACATCAACAGTCAACATATCATCATAATTACATTGATAGTTTGATTGACCTTTCAACACAGATGCAAAATCGAACGAGCTTTTATATTGATCTTGTAACGATTTCGTAATAGTCAAAGCATAAACTCCGAACAAATCCTCTTCATTTACATATTCAGATCCCTTATCTCCAAAAATACTATAATCATCAACCCTTGATTTCCAAGTATCGCTTGGTCCTCCTATGTATTTTGCTAGTGTTGGTGCGAAAAAAGATTTACCAGATCCTGTTGGAGCGTTGCAGACTATGAATTTCTCACCGTTTGAAATAGACTGTTCTATTTTTTTTAGAATCTTAACCTGTGACGATGATGGAGTATATGATTCTGGAAAATTAAGTATTAAGTTAGACATTTCAAATAGCTTAACCTGAAATGGAAAAATGTCAAACTGTTAAAACTTCATAAACAGATAATTATTGTATAATTTAGATGCATTGCCTTTATCGTAAACTAACATTTTATAATAATTTTCATTTGATGGTGGGCAAAATGCACTCAAGCTGTAATCAAACAAAAAGCCATCTTCAAGTTCAACCAATTTAAATGGGTATGGAAGTTCATATTCTTTTTCTATATTGTCGGATAAAATTTTAAATTTTATAAAAAATTGCTTTATATTAAAAACTTTAACTTTTCCAGAACGTACACATTTATTATCAATAGTAAAATTGACATTTTTTAAAATACATTTTTTTAATTGTTGATCGATATTGTTCATTTTAAGTATCCATGAAATTCATTTTTTGAGCAGGTGTCATAGTATAAAGAACTTCATTATAATACTTCCAAAAGGTTTCATCTCCTGGAATAGTTTGAATCAAATAACAATTTTCCATACTTATATTTCTATAATCTTGCATTATAATGTCCCAAGCTACAACTATATTATGTTTTACTTCATCTATCCTTCTAGGAGTTTTAGGAAAACGAAAGTTTAAAGATATCTTTCCATTTGTACTGTTTAAAATTTCAATACTGTTTGTACATAACATTCTTCTCCATTGCGCTCTAGGTGGAACTGGGGCTCTCTCTGGAGTTCTTCTTAAAAAGATAATTTCACAAACGTTAGAACTTACTAGATTTTTTAATTCAGATCTGCTTATTTTTCTTCTACTTCTATTATTGATATTTGTTAAAATTGAATTTTTTGTATTTTTAAAAAATTCAAATGCTGTTTTTACAATATCAGATAATTTAGGAAGATCCATCTAAATTATTTATTGTTAGCTTTATCGTTAACTTTACAAATTCCAAACATCCTCTGTTCATTTATGAACAGTCCATTTTTAATTTTACCATAACCTTCAACTTCTAAATTGGTAATTGGAATTCCCATATTATTAGGGAACACTACAACATCTCCAACTTTAGCATATTGAACTCTGGGTCCATTCAGGATAACCTTTCCTTTTCTCCAAGCATTGTGAACTTGATTTATAGGAACTGCAATTCCTCCTCTTAAAATATACTCCGAACCGTCTTCACCACCATGTAAATCACAATATTCGATTAATATAACATCATCAAATAAATTTGATAATTGATAATCATCTAACCCAAAATCACTGGGTAGCATTTTATCTGAAAGATCTATGTGTGATTTTTGAGGAGCTAAAACATCTATTGAAACTGACATATATAAATTTAATTATATATCATTAGATGTCAAGTTTTCCCATTCTTTTCTTGAATAAAAATCAGGAACTGCTTCGACAATATCTTTTTTTGTCTTTTCCTTTTTATTTTTTTTAATGTAATTAATCTTTTTATTTTTTAATTTAGGAATTACATTTTCATAAAATTTATATTCATCTTCTTTAGTGTAAAAAATATTTTGATATTTATTAATTGTAGAATTAATATAATCTATATATTTTCCATTTTCATAAAATGAAAAATATCTTGTTACCATATAAGGAACAAACTCTTCTAAAGTTTCCGAATCTATTTCCTTAGAAGGATTTTCAAATAATATATGATTTATTGCTTTAAACATTATTCCAATAATTCATCTACAATTTGATAGATGTTTTTTTCTGGTTTAAATCCCAAACTATTCAACTTATTAGTATCTAAGTACATAGATTCGACTTGAACTATTTTATGAAAATCAGTAGCATCCATAATTCCAATTTTACTAGTTGAATTTGTTTTTTCAACAGCGTAATCAATTATAGATTTAAAAACTATAGGAATTCCGCACCCTAAATTATATATTTCATTGAAGTTGCCACGCTCCATTACATATTTGATACCTTTGGCAACATCACTAACGTGTATAAAATCTCTATAAAAATTGCCATTATTATAAAGATTTATATCTTTATTTTCTTTAATCTCACTTATTAAAAATTGAAGAGCGTTTTTCTTTTTAGAAATTTTACCATCAGAATTTCCCAAAACATTTCCAAGCCTTATGATTTTATATTTTATATTAAATGTTTTACAATAAGATTCTAATAATAATTCTGCAGCGTATTTGGTTATTGAATAAAATCCTTTAGGTTTACATATAGAACTTTCAGTTGCTGGTAAATCAGTCTCTCCATAAACGAACCATGAACTTATAAATGTAAATTCTATATTTTTATTTTTACATTCATCCAATACATTCATAAGATGAATTAAATTAGTGTTGATGTCTTTTTTAGAATCTGTCAATACATTGTAATTATCTACCGTACTTATAAAATATAAAACTTTATCACTGATAGGGATAAAAGAATTTCTATCTATAATTGCAACTTCATCTTTAAATTGCTGGCAAAATTCACTACCAACAAATCCAGTACCTCCAAAAACCGATATCATAAATTATTTTCTAAATTTTGAAATTACATCTTCAATATATTCAAACACTGGAGTTGTATAATGAGGAGCAGCACCAATGAAAAATACTTTATCTAAAACTTTATTCGCTTCTGGATATTTTTTATAATCATCCAAGTGTTTGTATCCTGGATGTAACAAAATATTACCAGCAAAATAGTTTCTAGTCTGTATTTTATTATCCTCTAAGTATTTGACTAATTCGGGTTTTAATCCACTTTCTTCACAAATGAACGGAGTTCCAAACCAGCAAGGATCTGCCTTATCTAAGGTTTTAGGAATTTTAACATTCGGAATATTGTTACAGAAAATTTTAGAAATTGTATCTCTAGAAATTCTTCTATTATTTTCAATTTCATCTAATTTTTCAAGCTGAACCAACCCGATAGCACCTTGCATATCCAATGGTTTTAAATTGTATCCCATTTCAGAAAATACGTATTTATGATCAATCACACCATCAAAATTCTCAAGCCAGTTATCGAATCTATTTCCACAAGTACCGCATGGTAGAAGATTGGCAGATCCTACACAATAACAATCACGACCCCACCAGCTTAAACTAACGAAAAGCTTTTTAAGATCGACATCATCAGTGCATACCATACCGCCTTCACCTGTTGAAATATGATGGGCTGGATAAAAAGAATTTGAATAAGCTACATAATATTCATTTAGATATTTTCCATCCCACTTGCTTCCAAGACTATCGCAGTTATCCCCTACAAGTTGAATTCCATGCTTTTCGCTAATTTCAATCAATCTATCCATATCTGGAGGATTTCCTAAAACTGGAGATATAAAAATAGCCTTCGTCTTGTTTGTTATTTTAGATTCAATTTGGTCAATATCAAAGTTCAAAGTGTCCCATTCGATATCTACAAAAACTGGGGTTAGTCTGGTTTGATAAATTACAGAAATTGTAGTTGCAAATCCAACAGGTGATACAATGATTTCATCACCATCTTGCCAATTAAATCTTCTCTTTAAACCAGAAATTAAAATTAAATTGGCCGAACTTCCAGAATTTACCATATGACCATATTTGGTATTGAACCTCTTGGAAAACTGACTTTCAAATTTATGAACTTTTTCACCAGCAGTGATCCATTTACCATTTAAAAATGAATCTAGAGCAGCTTCTGTCTCTTGATTGTCCCAATATGGACCAGAATAATATATCGGTGTTTTACCAGCTTTAAATTCCTTTGCATTGTAGATATAAGGTGAAACGTGATTACCTACCAATGTTTTAATATCTTCTTTTAAAATCATATTCTAAAATCTACCAAATTTTTTTGAAATGTCAAATCATTTAAATAGTTGAATATTTTGGATTGAAAATATAACACTCTAATCTTTCAACAATCCAGGGTGCAAATTCATAATCTATTAAAAAATCTACAACTTTTTTATAAAAATCTCTAGTTCTTAAATGAGCGTGTTCTTTTGTTATTGAAAAGTGACCCCCAGGAATGAATTCATAAAAGTTAGGAGGTTTGTTATTAAAAAATAAATTCCAATATTTATCAGCATCAATATGAAAATCAGCAGATGCATGAGGATGTCCTTTGCTATCACATGAAAGTATATTACCATTTCCATGATGAATGGATGGATATAATTCCCACATAATACCACCACTTGATGATGGTGTCTGTATACTATTCCAATGATATCCGCAATAACCTCCTATTTTTAATTGTTCTTTTTGTATAGTTGGAATATCATTTATAATTTCTATTATATTTTCCCAGTGATCGAAAGGATAATCTTGTGCAAAATATGTTACATCAGAAAGATTATTATAATTTTCAAAAATATGATTAAAGAATGTATGCACACATCTTCCTTTATTATTCTCTATATAAATTTCATTTATATCCTCACTTCTGTTTCCTTTTCGATATATAGTTTTCTTCACATCGGAATTTAATCTACTTAACCAATGTAAATCTTTATCATATGCGGCTATCACTATTTCCTTTTTCATATTAATCAAATAATCCTTTCTTTCCATGAAAGGCGAATGGTTCGATTCCAAAAGTTTCTGGTAATTGGGTTTCGTGTGAAAAATATTTAGCAACATCTATATCTGCAAATTTAATACCGTGTTCTTTATATATATGTCTATAATTTACACAAATAAAACCGTCTTCATTATAATAGCCATGAAATGGTTTCCATTCTAAATTTAATTTTACAGGTAAATCTATTAATTTTTTACTTCGTAATGATACACTATTACCAACTCTTATAATTTCACCATTTATATCTCTATAAGAAAAATCATCCATCGGCAACGGCCAAGGCGCTCCAATATAATCATATTCAAAAAACTCTGGTCTCCAAGATTTAGGATTTATAATAAAACCATCATCATGAATAAGTATAGCAAATTCGGTATCTATATGCTTCCCAAGTTTATAGATAATTGAATAATTCCAATCATCTATATTAGACATTTTCTCAGTATATTCATGGATAATATCACTAGGAAGATCATCTGGTTTAATATCTGAAATAATTTTTATAGCTCCAAATTTTATATCTCTAGAACTATATTGCAATGCTTTTATAGTTTGAGGTATTTTCACAGATGTCATCGCTATAAGCGTTACATTTGATAAATCTAACATAAATTTATTTTATCATGTGTTGATATTTTTGCAAATTATTTAAAATATATTCTGGATAAGATGAATCAATATCAACTTTCGTCAAAGATCCTCTAAAAAATGGATCTATATTATTTTCTATGTTTTTATCAACATTATTTATATATTCTGAAGTATTCAATTCTTGATGTGAATACGATTTAATTTTCAATTTAACTTGTTCAGAACCTCCCATGAAACTAAAATGCCACCCACCTTCAGAAATTTCGCAATTTTGTTGCGCTCTTAATTTATTGAATGAATATTTTTTTAAGTTTTTATATAACCCCATTCTAGAACCTTTCCATGAAGTTTCTTTCAATAGATTTATATAATAATAATAAGTCTTTTGATTAAATGTAAAAAATTCATAATCTTTGATAAACTTATCGACTTTTTCTAAAACTTTAGGATTTGGAATTTCATCACAATCAGATAATATTACAATATCATCATCTTCACAATTCTCTAAACCTCTTCTGAGAGATTCTTTTTGAAAAAAATCTCTACCAAAATGACTTTCTGTTATTTTATTAAACAGAGTTGTTTCATTTATAAATGAATGAATATCATTAACGCATTCCTCATCGAATGTATTTACGTTTGATGAAATTGGAAGATTGGAAAAATTTGTAGGAATATCATCAATTTTCAAATGAATAATCTTATGTAAGAATTTTGAAAATCTATGTTTATTATTTTCAAAAATATATTCTTTATTAATTCCGCTGTGTGTTACGGAAGCTTCACAAATAACAAAATAATCAACATAAGAATCTAAAACATTTAATCTTAATTCAAGTAAATCCAATTCATTAAAAAAAATAAAACAGTCGTAAATTTTTCTCATATTTATATGATATTATGGTTTTTATAAAATTCAGTTGCTTCAATTAAACAATCATCATAATTGAATAATTTACCTTCTCTATCCATAAAAGTAAATCCTCTTGTATACGAATTACCAAGAGCCCAATACCCATTGCTGACATTATGTCTAGCCCAATATTTAGGAGCTATAGTTTTTTTGGATTTTTTGTTTAACCAAGCAGCCCACCATCCAAATGATGAATTTGAAATTATCAACCAATGAGCTTGATTAACTACATAAAAATCAAAACCTGCATCAATATGCAACGTTTGAATATCAAACGGCATATATTCTTTACACAGCTCAGGATCATCAGTTATTGCTAAAAAAACCATAAATGGATTGATTGCTAACATATGATTGGTAGCATCTTTCCAATATTCTTTTCTCAACAAGCACGTGGAAATTCCTCTATATTCCCCCCCTCTGAAATTAATAACGCATAAATTTTCATCCAATTCAATACCTAATTCTTTTAATTTATTATCGTATTGATTTTTATATTCTGGTTTTATAGAAAACCATTTTTCAACATCAGACTTTCTATCTATTAGATAATCTTCACATTGAAACAATCCACCATATGCACCATTTTCTCCTAATAGTACCGTGTTATCTTCAATATCATAGATTCTTTTGTCCAACATCGCGATGTTAACTATATCCACATGTTGTATATGAATCCATCTTTCATGAAATGAATTAATTATACCATCAACAGGTTTTCCATAATCAATCTCCATGAATTCCATTTGGCTTTTACCATTAAAATAATCATGGCTTGGTGTTGAATTTATACCCCAATCATAACCTTTATGTTCGGCTATCATTCTACATACAGCGTATTGCCACATGTGATTTCCTAAATTACCAGTTAAATTGGTTGTTATCATTTAAATTAAAATTATAAATTTTATTGTTTTTCTATAATAATTAGAAAATTATCGTATTGAGGTTGACCTCTATCATATCTCAAATCAGCTGTAATTATTCTATAATTATCATCAACCAACTTTCCTATTTCTTCTATCCATCCCTCTGGGTGCTGACAATCTTCTATAATTAAAACACCGCCATCGTTAAGTTTTGATAGATAATTGGAAACTGTAAATAGAACATCACTCAAAAAATGACTTCCATCATCTATAATAATATCAAAAGTTAAATTACTTAAAATTTTTGTAACATTATCAGATTTAATATCATCAAATATATAATTAAAATCCTCTCGTCTATATTCTGGTAAAATACAATCTACTATATCTACACCATAAATGTTAGAATTTTCAAAGTAATCTTTCCATGCCAGCATACTACCACCCTTTTGAATTCCAATTTCTAATATATTGAAATTTGATTTTCTATCAAATTTTTCAAATATTTTATCATATGATTTTCCATATGTGTGACCCCTAAGATGATCTGAAGGATATAAAGATCCTTCATTTTTATCACTTTGATATTTTAAAAATAACTCAGATATTTTCATTATATTTTAATTTAATATAATTGGTTTCTTTGTCAATTAAAACTTGATTGATTGATGTTTCTGTAGTTTGTCCACTCCATGTTGTAACTGTAGCTATAGGGTCATTACATTTTAAAATTGTAGGATGACCATATTTTATCATCATTCTGTGATAAAATTCTATATCCATAAACCATAATAAATTTTCATCGAAATAATTATTATCATTCAAAAAAGCTGTCACTGTTGGAGGTCCAATTGTGTTAATTCCTTCTAAAATTCTATCATTATAGAAAGGAGTTCTTTGATTATAAAATGAATCTGTCGAAAGATCTAAATGAGTATATTCATGAGCTATCCATGGGGAATTCAAATTATCCAAAATAGCTTTTAGAGAATTTGAAGAATTTAAAAAATCATCTTGAAATAATGGTTTTATATATTCCCCAGAACTCTGTCTAATACAACTATTAATATTTCCAGACATTGAACCTCTGCATTCTTCATTTTTATAATATTTTAAATTTATATTGTTATACTTATCGCAGCATTTTTTTATATCATCATTTATAGAATGATCAGATATTACAATTTCAATTTCAGAAAAATCTACATTTTGATTTTTAATAATGTTTAAAGATTTTTCTAAAAATTCAACACCCTTACCACTCATTTCATAACATGGAATGGCAACTGATAATTTGGGTCGTTTTTTTAAATTCATTTATTATTTCTGTATAATAAATTTAAATTATTTTGATAGTATTTATTCTCAGTTCTTATAGTATTATCATGATCAATATGCCAACATATCGCATCAGGGGAACTGATACCAGCTACTTTATTTTTCTGGCCTGATCTAGTATAAATATCAACATCTTCACATCCCCAACCGATAAAATTAACGTTGTATCCTTCAATTTTATTAAATGCTTCTTTAGACATCATGTGCATCCCTCCAACGGAGTGATCGTGTCCAACTGCCATATATTCATTGTCATAACCTATATGACGTTCTAATAATAATGATTCTAATTTATTAAATTCAAAATTTACTAATAAATCTCTATGTGGTTTTTTAACACCTACAAATAATCCGTTGTATGGATAAACATGATCCAACTCTCCAGTTATAATTAATTTTTGAGCATGTTGTAAACATTCTGGCTTTACCAAAACATCAGTATCATAAAAACACAACACTTTACCGTTTGCTATTTTTGCAATTTTATTGAAACATAAAGTTCTTTGATAAACATCATCATTTTTAAAAAAACCTATAGATATTTTTGGATATTTTTCTTTAAGATTTTTTAATTCATTATCAAGTTCAGAATCATCATTAATTATGAATAATTCTTTATAATCAATATAAGTATCAAAATAATTTAAAATACATTTAAGATTGAAAATTCTATCATCGGAATCTCTTCTAAAATGTATTATGAATGATGTTTCAGTTAAATTATACTTCGATTTTTGTAAAGTCTGATCTGTATATGTCATAATGATTTTCTGAATTATTGAACCATCTATTTGGAACAATTATGTTATCTTTTTCTTTGCCTAGCAAAGATGCCCACCAAGAAAATGATGAATTACTGCATACTATATTTGTATGCAAACTCATTAAAGTCAAGTCTTCTAATTCCGAATGTGATATTATTAAATTGAATTTTTGATTTTTAAATTCATTACATATAAAGTCGGGAGAATCAGTAAAAACATTTATTTGATAATCTTTAAATGCTTCAAATTGTTTATTAAAATAATCAGTATTACACACATTATATATATGAGAATAACTAATATAATCTCCTCTTCTTATATGAAATGCAACATTTTTTTCTTGCATAAAGGAACTATCAAGATTTGGCAAACTTAAACAATTTACAAATTCATCCTTATGTTCTATAAAATATTTATCAGATTGAAAATAGCCATGAAACGATACATCCCCATCATGATATGGAAGTTCTTTATAAATTAAACTTTCTTCTTCAATTTTTGTAGTTTCTGGAGTAGAATATAAATGGTATTCAAAATTTTTAAATATTGAATCTTTATATTTTATTGGATTAACTCCTTGAGATGCGCTCCAATCTGATATATCTATATATAATTTTTTATTATATTTCTTACAATAAGAATAAGCGGCGGCTATTTGAAACAATTGATTTCCTAACCCACCTCCAACTTTTACAAAACATTTATTCATTTAAAACAAGATTTAATATCTATATCTTTTAAGTATTCTGTTTCGATATCGTATTGATTTTTTCTTTGTTGACCAATATTCCAAAGAATTTCATGTGGATGAGTTCCACCAAAATCAATATCAGTATCATCTTCTG